TCCAAGTCTCTGATGAAGGCTATTGACCGCGTTGCCGAGCTGAAGGCTGAGCTGAAGGATGCGAATGCCGACCTCAAGGAGGCCGTGGAGGAGACTGTCATGTACAAGGCTTTCCTGACGGCCATCAAGGAGACCTCCGAGGACAAGATTCCCGAGAAGGCCGCGGCCGCAAACGCGTTCAAGATTGCCCTAGCGATGTTGACCAAGAAGGAGCCCGAGACGGAGGAGGCCTAAGGGGCGAGGAATTCGTGTCCCGCGCAAGCCAGGATCCGAGAAGTCTAATGAAAAGTACCCTAAAAACGAGTCGTGTCCATATAAGGTCATAATCACCTTATTCAACATGTCTCCGAACGCCTACCTCGAGTGGAACTCTGAAACCGGCCTCCTTGAGGGCTTTGACGGAGAGAACAATGAGCCCGTGATGACTCTGACTTACTCAGACTTTGAGGAGTACCTATTCGAGTCTATCACTCCTTCGATGTATCACTGGATGACGACCTTTGTCCTCACGAATCACACCAAGGATGACCTGCGCGATGGCCTCAGTGAAGATCTCATAACGGGCGCGGTCAACGCATATTTCGAAGAGCCCATAAATGTTCGTATCAGCCTCCATGAGGAGACGCTCCAAAACCTCAGGACGGCCCATAATCTTGCCGAGGCCAAGGAGACCGCCGCGATGAACTGGATTCTGGATGACAATGGCCCGTTCGACCCCACGAGCCCTATATATCATGAGATGTGCGAGTTTGTGCGGGGTATGGTCGAGAAATACCGCGTGAAGCGCGAGCGCCTGGCGAACGAACTCGCCGAGGAGGAGCAGTGGCGCGGAGGTCACGAGGCCGGCGCGTCAGACTATGAAGTGGACTACGAGATGATCACTGAATAATTTTGTTTATAAATTGTAATGGAACCAACTTTAAATGTCAAAAAATTGTTTCGAGTCCCTAATCGTCCCTGGCCCGTAGTCAATCGTGGGAATGCTATAGAGCGCGTCCAAAAAATACTCAAGGAAAACCATGTCACAGGAATCCCTACACACTGGCCTAAGATTTACTATGGCCAAGGACGTGCGAACCTTGCCGCGAATAGAACGTACCGAAATACAAACGTAGGTTCCTTGCCCGATGGAGCCTACCTTTATCTTATCGAATACAGCCCAAACACTAACAGGTACCATAAGAGTTTTGTTCGGGTCCTTGACAAACTTGAGGGTGGGTCTCGGCACTTTCAATTACCGATAAGAAATCAGGGTCGGGTCATTGTGGCCGCGGGTGAACTTTCCAAGGAAGGTCGGGCGATTCGCTTCAACCTTGAGAGTGGGACATATACCCGGAACCTCATGACCAAGACCAAAAATTACATGGGCCATAAAAACTACATAGCTCTTGTCAAAAATGCTCTTCGCAATTCTGTTCCAAAATTGAATTATGTCCCGGACATCCTGGTCCCCCAGATTCCAGGGTCTCTCCAAAACCTCTTGGCCCGTGGGGATGTCAGCTTTTACTTTGGGGATCCCACGAACAAGACCAGACAAAAAGTCATGGCCGACCTCAAGAAGGCCGGGCTAAACACAAATAGTGCGAGCAATTTAATTCGTAAATTGGTGAACCAGGGTCCGGGCAAAAATTCAAGTCCTCCCCGCGCCACAGGTGGGAAAAGAAGAAGCCAGCCAAAGAACAATGGCAACGCCCGGGGCCCGGCGCTACGCCGCAGTGGACGTTCAGCTCGCGGACTTTGAGGATGAGCTTTGGAGGACCCTCGAGTTTCAGTTGTTAGTGAACACGAACCGGACCTTCTGGGAAGAGATGGATGAGCTCGATCAGACTTCCATTGAAGGGATTTATGGAGCCATCGAGCATGGATGTCACGATATGGCCGAGCGTTACAAGGGAACGCCGGTCGCCGATATCTTGAACGTCTTCAAGCATGTACTTGGTATGATGATTCATGTAGGTATGAACGTTCCATGGCCTATGAATCCAGATCTTCACACCGAGAGGGTTCTGGCCAACGCAATGAATGTGATGGACTATTATGCCGCCTTTCGGCCTGAGATGATTCGGGTAAACCATCATGCGCAACTGCTCCAGCGCACCTGGCGCAAGGTAATCACCGACCCGACACATCCCGCTTGCCGTCGCCGGTTGGACGGCGAGTTCGCCGGTCTGTATCAGGCACTAGGAAAATAGATAATGTTGTTTAAAGAATACTCTTATAGTTCTGATAATGTATTGGCAACTTGTGCTCCTTTCTTTATTCCCAGTGATCCCAGTGAACCCTACGTTTTGTCGCATATATGATACTTCTAAGTTTCGTATTGTGTTCGAGTGTGATAGTTTCGAGACTCTGTACGAGTTCGGAATAGAGCTCGTGAAGGAGAATCGTCAGCTCGCATACGATGTATGGAAGCAGCTTCGCAAGTTTTATTCAGATACTCCGGCGGCTAAGAAACTGGCTTAAGGATCAAGGCCGTGGTAAACGTATAAAATGCATCCGTTCGCAATCAAGATTGATAAGACCGTCTATGTCGTCGACCCGACCCAGATTCGCTGGATGGAGTATTCCGAGCGCTACCAGGATCTCACGCTATTCTATATGAATGGTGGGATGGAGACGCTGAATCACCCCAACATTCGCAAGGTCTACCAGGACCTCCTTTTGCAGTTTAACGTGTTGGACGTGAACAAGTACTAACTTAAGGTCTGCGAGCTTTGTTAAAATACGTAAAATGTTTGAGATTCAGTACATTCAGGAAGGAAAGATTGAAACTATTCCGATAATGTATTACGAGTTTGAAGATGCCAAGAAGGATGCCAACATCTTCAAGCGCGGTCTTGAGAAGAACATCGTTCATTGCAAAACCAAGAAGATTCTCTTGAATATTCCTTCAGATGATTCATATGCCAGTTTTATAAAATTTTGACACTAGATCAAGTTAAGGATATTGTCAGTGTAATTACTATCAAGATGTTGAACGCACGTAATCTCACTCAGCGTCGCTATATAGATTTGCTTTCGTCCCAAGTCCCCATAGTTATAGGTTCGGGCCCGGCCGGAACCGGCAAGACACTATTGGCATGTAATGTCGGTTCGAAGACCCTGCAGCGCGGTGGCGTTTCGAAGTTGATTCTGACTCGTCCGGCCGTGAGTGTCGACGAGCAGCACGGGTTTTTGCCCGGAAGTCTGGAGCAGAAAATGAGTCCATGGACCCGTCCCATGTTCGATGCGCTCTCTGTTTACTTTCGTCCCAAGGATATCAAGGCAATGATGGAGAATGGAAAGATTGAGGTCTGCCCTCTGGCATATATGAGAGGTCGTACGTTCGATGATGCTTGGATCATCGGTGATGAGATGCAAAACTCCACCCCGAGTCAGATGAAGATGCTCCTGACTCGGATCGGTTTTAATTCAAAGTTGGTTATTGCGGGCGACGTGAATCAGCACGATCGGGGGTTCGAGAATAATGGTCTCTCTGATTTGATTTCAAAATTGAATGATTCTGAGAATATCAAGCACGTCCAGTTTACAGAGTCCGACATTGAGCGGCATGAGGTGATCAAGGAGGTACTTCAGATGTACCAGTAAAATTCGTGTCCTCCTCGAGTCACCATGAAAACCCATAGAAGCCAATCACCTACAATGGCTTCCAATATTCTCTCGATCCTGACCCGTCTCGAGACTGCTCCCGGCCGTCTCGAGAAGGAGGAAATTTTGAAACAAAATTCAGACAACAAGCTCCTCAGGGACACCTTCCGTCTGGCCCTTGACCCGACTATCAATTTCTATATCAAAAAGGTGCCCGATCCAATTGTTTCATCTAATGTGAATAGTCTGGAGCAAGGTCTGAATACGCTCGAGTCTGACCTGGCGACCCGGCGGTTCCGGGGACACGAGGCGATACGGCATCTGGCCTATACTCTTGGGGGTCTGGAGCCTGATGATCGTGAAGTTATCAAGCGGGTTATTGGCCGGGGTCTGAAGTGCGGGGTGAGTGATGGGACGGTCGAAAAGGTCTGGCCGTACCTACGCCTCAGCTACCCCTGTATGCTAGTCAGTTCGATGAACGAAAAGACCAAGCTCAAGTTTCCTATGATGGCCCAGACCAAGATGGATGGTATGCGGTTCAACGCGATTGTTGAGAATGGCGCGGTCACATACCGGTCCCGAAACGGCAAGGAACTCGACCTGAAGGGTGTACTCGATGATGACTTCCTGACTCGCGCTGATGGGTTCGATGTTGTGTTCGATGGTGAGCTCTTGATATGGGGAACAGATGGGAAGCCGGTCGATAGAAAGACGGGGAATGGGCTGCTGACAAAGTTCCAGCGAGATACCGGGACGTTTCAAATTGCGGAGAGAATTCGAGCGGTCATCTGGGACCGCATCCCTCTGTCCGACTTTCGAATGGGCACCTGCGTTATTCCTTGCCAAACTCGGTGGTCTATGATGGTCGCCGGGCCTTCGACCGACAAGGTTCGAGTCGCGAAGACCACTATGGTTAACACAATCAAGGTGGCCCAGGAACTCTATCAGGAGAAGCTAGCCGAAGGTGAGGAGGGGATTATCCTGAAAGACCCTGCGGGTTATTGGGAGGACAAGCGGGTCAAGCACCAGACAAAAATGAAGGCCGAGCTTGAGGCGGACCTTAAGGTGACGGGCTACAACCCTGGTACTGGTAAGTATCTCGGAAAGATTGGATCACTGATAGTCGAGTCGGCCGATGGCAAAGTCCAGACCTCGGTCGGAACAGGGCTTAGCGATGAGCAGCGGTCACTGGACTTTGAGGAATTTTGTTCCAAAATTGTCTCAATCAAGTACAATGCCCTCATCTCGGACAAGAAGACCAACATCAAGAGCTTGTTCCTCCCGGTATTTATAGAGGTCCGGGAAGATAAGGACACCGCAGATATGTTATAAACGTGTAATACTGGTACTATCGCGGGGAGTTCCCCATTCACGTGCTCGCTTGTCTCTTCCCCCACATGCGCCTCTCTAGAAGTTGTCCCAATTTTCAAAATCTTGTGTAAATATAATGGGTCCTCGGTGGATTTTCATGATGGGGTTTTGCCCTGTCGGTCCTACGACTCATGGGTCTTTCACCCATCTCACCACTCCTAATTTTGATCTTAAATTGCTTGGGTACCATGGCATTTGTAATTTTGAAGGAAAATATAGGACTCTCAGTGTCCATGTTTCTTCTCGCGACCCACATGCTACCGGTATATTTCTTTCGTAAAGATAGTATTGACATTGTAGGAAGTCTGTTGTTTTTCGGAACCTATTTACTTTATCTCAGATTAAATGGTACAGATATCCAACGGGTCTACAATAGAATACTATCCGAACCCGTGCCGACAATCGGGTCGTATATTTCATCAAGGCTAGGTATTTAGTTTTTTATAGGTCGTTTCAGAAAGGGAGCCGCTCCGACTACAAACGCGTAATTGTACTTGTTTCTTTTATTCCCTGCGCGGCACGGGGGTGCGTAGTTGATTTGGACCGCGCCTAGACTTTTCATAATTCTACCTGATATGGGTAAATTTCCTTGCTTTACCAGCTTCTCAATATTTTGAGAAACTTGATAGAGAGGTAGCTTGGAATTCAGTGCGGCGTTAACGGCCACCTTGCGTAGCCTGTATCCTATTTTCTGACCGCGGTACAGAGGATTTGTTATCCC